TGATCCTAGAATAAAAAAAGCAAAAGACACATTAAATGATCTTAATGAAGGAATTCAAAAATTACAAACTGAAATACCGCCTATTGTAGAAAAAGTACAAACTGCTTTACAAATTGCAACAACGGTAGCTGCATCAATAAAAGTTGCTCAGTTAATGAATCCGGTAACTGCAGGTCCTGTTATAGCTTCAGAATTGGTTGAAATTCAAAACACTACTATAGCAAATGCAATTACATCTGTTAATCAATTAAATGTTATTCCAGGTCAATTACAATCTAGACTAGAATCTATGAGTAAAGACATTGCTAGCTCATTAATTAACTTAAATAGTGTATGTGGTAATTCAGAGTCATTTGATATACCTTCATTAATATCAAACGATATTCGATCGGAAATGGATAACATAACAGGAAATCAATTGTCTGATGATTTAAATTCTGAATTTTATCAAACTGTAAATGTATCGGATGATGATATAACACAACGAAATGAATTAATTTCACAATTAGTAGATAGACAATTAGATTTATTATCTTCATTACAAGAAGCTCCTAGTCAAGTATTTCAAGAAACCGTCCCACCCGATAATAGTATAGGAAAAACTGGTGATTATTATATTGATACGGCAAATAAAATGATGTATGGACCAAAACCTAGTAGAGATGATTGGGGAACTGGTATAAATTATTAATAGTAATATTTATTTATAAAATAGAATAATCATGGAACAAAAAACATTTTTTACAATTTTAAAAAAGACAATTCGTGAAGAAGTACGAAATATAATAAAACAAGAATTATCTGAAATTTTAAAAGAAGGGTTACAATCAACTGTTAATGAATTAAAAACAGAACAATTACAAGAAAAAAAGATTCTACAAAAGAAGTCTAAAAAATCATTAAAATTTAAAAATACAGGATTTGCTGATATTTTAAATGAAACTGCAGAATTAACTGATCCAACTCATGTTAGTAGTTATGCTAAAATAATGAATGAAAATTATAATGATTTATCATTTACATCAGCTGATGCTCAGGGTTTTGGAATGATGAGACAAAATCAAGCACCATCAGTTATGGAAGATCTAGAGACAGGAAAAACCATGAAAGTTGATCCGGTGTTAGCTAAAGCATTAACAAAAGATTATTCTGCATTAATGAAAGCAATAGACAAAAAGAAAGGAAAATAATAAATGGCTTATCGTATAGTTGGTATTGATGATGCGTTTGGTGTTAGTGAAATTGGCTTAGGAGCTGATTTTTCATTTAATCATCCGGGTATTTTTAGAACTGTATATACTACAAATCAAATACATACTGCTAGATTAAAAACATTGATATTAACTAGAAAAGGCGAAAGAGTATTACAGCCTACATATGGAACTAATTTATTAGATATTTTATTTGAACCAAATGTTATTGAATTAACTACTGATATAATAGAAATTTTAGAAGGAGCAATAAACTTTTGGCTTCCGGATTTGCAAATTGAAAATATTAAGGTTGTAACAAATGAAACTGATCCTACGTTAATTCATCAGATACAAATAACAATTGAATATTCATCTGATGATTTACAATCAAATGCAATTACGGTTTCATTAACAGAGACTGGGAATATACAAGTAGAAGATATGGAGACACAAGGTAATATTATATCATGAAAATAGAAAAAGACATAGCATATCTAGGTAAAGATTTTACTCAATTTAGAAAAAATTTAATAGAATTTACACGTCAATATTTTCCAAATGATTATACTGACTTTAATGAATCATCTCCTGGATCGTTATTTATGGAAATGGCTGCATATGTTGGAGATGTGTTAAGTTATTATGCTGATACTAATTTAAGGGAGTCATTATTACATCAAGCACAAGAAAGAGGAAATATATTTGATTTAGCTAATGCATTAGGATATAAACCCAATAATTCTGTACCAGGATATGTAACATTAGATATATATCAATTAGTACCAGCAATTGGAACAGGGGATTCTGTAAGGCCTGATTATACTTATGCTTTACCCATTAAAACTGGGTTTCAAGTTGAATCTACAACTGGTAATACTGTATTTAGAACATTAGATAGTGTCGATTTTGGTTTCTCGTCATCATATGATCCTACTGAAGTAACTATTTATGAATCTGATGATTCTACCAAATTACCTACATATTATTTATTAAAGAAAAATGCTAAAGCGGTATCCGGGGAGGTTAAAACTTCGAAATTTACCTTCGGAAGTCCAGTAGCATATGACAAAGTAATGTTATCAGATACGAATGTTATAGAAATAATATCAATAACTGAATCAGATGGAGATGCTTGGACAGAAGTTCCATATTTAGCTCAAGACACTATTTTTCAATCAATACCAAATTTAGCAGAAAATGACCCAGATTTTGTTGGATATCGATCTTCATCACCTAGTTTATTAAAATTGAAAAAAACAGCAAAACGATTTATAACAAAAGTGAGAAGTGATAATCGTACAGAAATACAATTTGGAGCTGGGGTATCTTCTAATAATGATGAAGAAGTAATTCCAAATCCAGATAATGTAGGAAATGGATTATCTGGATTTAGAAAAGGTGTTGACGTAGATATAGATCCATCTAATTTTTTATATACAAGAGCATATGGTCAAGCACCAGCTAATACTACATTAACAGTAACATATACAGTAGGAAACGGAATTTCAGATAATGTTATTGCAGGTATATTAACTAATATAAAATCTATAGAATATGACGATGATGTAAATGCAGGATTAAATGCTAGTATGTTAAATTTCGTAAAAACTACAGTAGCTGTAAATAATGCAAGTCCATCAAGTGGAGCAGCAAATGCAGATTCATTACAAGATATTAAAAATAATGCATTAGGTAATTTTGCAACACAAAATAGATTAGTTACTAGAGATGATTATATTATACGATCGTATTCAATGCCGGCTAAGTTTGGAAGTATTGCAAAAGCATATATTGTTCCAGATGATCAAATTACACAACAAGATTTAATTGAATCAAGAATTCCAAATCCTTTAGCAATGAATATGTATGTATTAGGATATAATTCATCTAAACAACTAACAGAATTAAATAGTGCTATAAAAGAAAATTTAAAAACATATCTGAATTATTATCGTATGTTAACAGACGCAATTAATATAAAAGATGCGTTTATTATTAATATAGGAATTGATTTTGAAATTTCTGTGTTAACTAATTATAACAGTAACGAAGTATTACTTAACTGTATAAATAAAGTTAGAGAATATTTTAATATCGATCGTTGGCAAATTAATCAACCTATAATTAAATCAGAAATAACAAATTTATTAGGTAATATACGAGGAGTACAAAATATTGTTAATATTCAATTAAAAAATCTTTATGATTCTGTAGGAGGATATTCTGGTAATATTTATGATTTACCAACTGCAACAAAAAAGGGAATAATATATCCTTCATTAGATCCTAGTATTTTTGAAGTGAAATTTCCAAATAAAGACATACGGGGTCGTGTAGTAAATTACTAACTTAATATATTTATAGAAAAAAGGAATTATTATGGGCGTATTAAATACTAATCGTGCGCAAATTACATCTGGAGGATTAATATCAGCAAGTTTTGTTTCAGATCTATATAATGTATTAACAGGTAATGAAGTTGAAACTGTTGTAATATCTGGATCTACAGCTGCACATGCCCTTAGTATTAGTGGTTCGCTTAATGTTAGTTCCGGTATAACTGGCTCTTTATTAGGAAGTGCGACTTCTGCATCATATGTAGATACTGCTAATACCGCATCTCATGTACCTGCGGCTAATATTGTCGGTACTGTAACTAGTGCATCAGCTGCTGTTTCTGCGGTAACTGCATCTTATGTAGCAAATACATTATTATTTGAATCATTAACGACATTACCAACTGTAGTTAATGGCGCAGTAGCAGTATCATCAAGTGGAGATTTATATTTTGGAAGTGCTAGTACATGGTATAAAGTAACATTAGGATAATAAAGGTTAAACATGTTTAAAATATTTTATGCAGATAGTGATGCTACATTATATGAACATAAATCTGGATATAATACTGGGTTAGATGAGATATTAGAAGTTGGAAAGCGTTTAGATAACGACGGAGAGACATTAAAAAAATCTAGAGCTATCGTAAAATTTGATATGACAGAAATACAATCTGCATTAACAAAATATTCTATTGGATTACCATCATGTAAATTTATGTTACAATTATTTACTAGCCAAGCAAAAAATTTACCTTCTTCTTATACGATCGATGCAAAAATTTTAGGACAATCATGGAACAATGGAACTGGATATTTAGCATCAGATCCTAAAATACAAGATGGAGTTAGATGGGCATTACCTCATTCTACTTGGTCTTTAGGTGGAAGTACTGGAACATCATGGATTTCTAGTAGTCAAGAAATACAAGTTAATACTTCTTCATTATATATATCTGGTTCTGGAACTGGTGGTAGTTGGCTATATCAAAGTGGGAGTGATTCATTTAATACTGGACTTTTTAATCAAACATTTTTCCATCAGATAGGATTAAATGAACAAGAATCATTTTCATTACGTACAACTGATATATATATGGATGTAACTGATGCTATCCAATTGTGGATAAGTGGTAGTGGAGGTTTTAGTATTGATAATAATGGATTCTTAATGAAATTTTCAGAATCTGATGAATCTAATAATGACAAAGGCGTAATTAGTTTTTTTAGTAGAGATACTCATACTATATATGTTCCTAGATTAGTTATGTTATTTGATACTTCGGAATATGATGATACATTATCACAAATAGATTTAGACTCATACGCAATATTTACAAAAACTAAATCTGAATATAAAGATACTGAAATTAGTAAAATTCGTATATATGCTCGAGATAAATTTCCAATCAAATCTCCAACTAATTTATTTCCTATACAAACAATAAACCGATTACCAGAAACAACATATTACGCTATTCGTGATGCAGCTACTGATGAATACATAATTCCGTTTGATGATATTTATAACAAAGTAAGTTGTGATTCTACTAGTAATTTTATTTATGTGGACATGAATAGTTTTATGCCAGAAAGATATTATCGATTAGAATTTAAAATTAAAGATGGAATCACAGAACAATACATTGATGACCAGATTTATTTTAAAGTAGTTAGATAATGGCAAAATTAGGAAAACAAATAATACAACAAGCGGTACAACAATCAGTTGGCAGATCAGTTGAAAAAGATCCAAGAATTGTTGAAAATCAAACAAAATACCAAAAAAATGGATTAACATTTCAATCGAATAATAATAGTGTAGTTCCTAGAGATCGTGCCGGTAATATTAAATTACAAGAAAGTGCTACAGATAATCCTTTATTAATAATCGAAGCTGCTTCTACAAAAA